ATCTCGTGCTCGATTGCGTCGAGCACGCCCGCCGCGATGCGGGCGGCCGCCTCCGCCCTCGCCGCCCACGCCGCCGCCGCCCACGCCGCCGCCTCCGCCGCCGCCTTCGCCGCCCACGCCGCCGCCGCCCACGCCGCCGCCTCCGCCGCCCTCGCCGCCCTCGCCGCCCTCGCCGCCCTCGCCGCCCTCGCCGCCCTCGCCGCCGCCGCCGACGCGCGAGCGCGCTCGGACTCTGGCGCACCGCGCCGCAGCCAGCCGAGGACGCCGTCGATGGCCGCGAGCGTGCTCGCGTGCTCGGGCGAAACATGCGAGCGCGCCTCGCTGACGATGACCATCAGCGCAGCGATCCGCGCACGCTCCCACGCCGCGTCGTCGAGCACGCCCCACCGCCGTGCGAGCGCCGCGTACCGCGCCACGATGCTAGGCCACGCCTCGGCCGATGGCGCGTCGTCCAGCCACGGCGTGAGGTACGCCAGCCACGCAGGCATCACCTCGGCGGGGCACGCCGACGCGGACTCGGCCGCGCCAGCCTCAGGTGACAGCGCCGCCAGTAGGCAGGCGCGGTCGTGGCCCTCCGTCCATGCGCCACGAATCAGCCGCCCCTCGCGCAGCATAGTGTCGAGTCTATCGGTGCGCTCGCTCATCGCTCCCTCGCCCTCCACGCGCTCCAGTCGGCTCCGCGTCCCTCGCCGTCGTCGTCCTCGTCGCCATAGTAGTCGGGCTCGCTCGGCTCGCTCCGCGACCTGCCCGAGCCGCCGCACGAGCGGCAGACCATCGGGTAGTCGCCGCCGCCAGAACCGCCGCACGACGCGCAGTCGTCGTAGGCGCAGCCCTCGTCCTCGTCGTCGTCGTCGTCGTCATCGCTGGCCTTGCGCGGCCACAGTCCTTGCGATTCAAGCCACGCCTGCCCGAGCGCGCACTCGATGGCGTGCTCTGCCGAGTGTCCATGCCGGCCCTCGGTGATGCGCTGGATGCCGATGGAATCCAGCCACACGACCTCGGCCAGATGCCACGATTGCCCGAAAAAATCAGGCCCTGTGAAGCCGACGCGCACGCCGGCGATCGCCATCCGCCACGCTCGACTGAGCGCCACCAGATCCGCTTTGGCATCCATCATCATCACGCCACCTCCTCGGCATCGACGGTGGCAGTCGCCTCGGACTGACGCAGCCGCAGCTCGGCCGCTTCGGCCGCCGCAGCCAGGGTCGCTCGGTGCTCGGGGCTGAGCTTGCGCCCGATGAGCTTCGCGCGGCCTCGTGCGGCATCGATGTGCTCGCGCGCGGTGGCGCTCTCCAAGTCGGCGCGGATGGCCTCGATCTCGCGGTCGAGCTGGGACGCGGGCGACTCGGCGGGCAGCGCCGGTGCCGACGTCGCCGCAGCCGGTGCACCCGCCTCGACGCGGACGGTCGGCACATCGCCGTCAGTCAGCTCGCCCGAGGTGCTCTCATACGCGCCGCCCAGCACCTCGGGACAGAAGGCCCGCATCGCCGCGCTGATGCACCGCGCACGCAGCATAGCGGCCGGGTATTTGCGCCAGTTGTCCTTGGACGCCACGCCGATGCGCTGAGCGTCCTCCCAGGTGAAAGCCATCGTCTGCGGCTCGGTGTCGCCGGGGACGGTCACGGCCAACCGAGCCACCTTGTCCGTCGTCTCTACCCACCGCGTCTTGACGCCTCGAGCGCGCGCGCGGCTGAGCATGTACTCGGCCGACATCGTGGGCTTGCCCTCGACAATGTGGAGGCTCCGCATCGCCTCCATCGGCCCGATGCCCAACTCCAAGCCGGTCAGGATCACCGCCGCGATTGCGTGCGGCTTCCCTGTCAAATGGCGCGGCACGAAGCCCTCGGCCTTCGCCAACGTGTCCGCCAGCCGCATCATGTCTCCCAGACCGTCGATCTTGATTGCGCCGCTCAGCGCAAGACTATCACTTGCCATCACTAGCCTCCTTCTTCTGTCGCTTCTTGGTTGTCTTTGGCTGCTCCGCAGCCATCGCCTTCAGCGCGAGGACGCGCTGCCATCCCACCGCCGTCGCCTCGCGGATCCGCTCAATCACGGCATCGTCGCGCTCGACTACCCATCCGACGAGCGCGCCTCGGTCGGACTGACGCCAGCTAGCCCAGCCGGGAGCATACAGCAGGATCGATCCGCCCGCGCCCGTAACCGCGCACTCGGCCTGGACTTGCCAGCACCATTCGCGATCGGGGCGCTGCCGATCCCCTCGGACGTCGGTCTTGATCTGGACGTTGACCAGCTCCCCACCGATGCGGCACCACGCATCCGGCGTACACGACAGATGCGGCGCGTGCCTGTCTACCAGCGGGAGCCATTCGCGCGGCACCTCCGAGGCGTGCTGGATGGCCGGCCACGTGCCGCGTGCACCAGCGTTCCACGCCGCGACTACCTCAAGCTCGGCAGCCGTTCCTCGAGCTGCCGCCGAGCCCGCGCGCTTGCGCCGACGCAGCCCCGCCTTGATCGACAGCAGGGACTCCGACAGCTCCACCACGTACCCCGGCGCGTCATCGTCGGGCGTCTCCCAGCCGAGCGCGTACAGCAGCGCCGGCACTTCGCTTGCGCCGAAGGTCAGCCCGCGCCGCGCGTGCCACGCATCCGTGGGCGTAGCCTCGGGTGCGCCTTGCCACGTATGCAGGCCGGCGAAGTCGAGGTCCTCACTCATGCGCCGCCTCATACTGCCTCAGCAGCTCGACGCCAGCCGCGTCCGTAGGCGGCCAGGGGTCGCAGTCGTCCATGTCCTGCTCGGGCACCTGAAGCACCGCCCAGCCCGTGCCGGCGCAGTAGTAGCACCGCACCTCGAGGCGCTCGCCGCACGAGCTGCCAGGCATCGCTCCCATATCGTGGCCGCCCTCGCCATCGCAGTACGGACACGCCTCGACGGCCATGTGCTCGACGTCATCCACGAGCCGCGCCCTCCGCGATGACTGCCCGCAGCTCGGCCCCGAGCACCCTCAGCACCGCGCGCCGCGCATCCAGCGCCGCCGAGTAGTCCGTCCGCTGGGCGATGGCATCGGCGCACCGCTGCGCGGTCAGCTCCTCGAGGGTCGCAAGCCGCACATCTCTTAGGCAGCGCGCAGCGAGCTTCATGCAGTACGCAGCGGAGCGCGATGGGTATGCGGTCTCGAAAAGCGCGGCAAGCCGCGCGACTCGTGCCAGGTTGCTTGTGGTTTCCATGCCGCGCACTCTGCCGCATTGACGGCTTGGCGTCAAGCCGAAAAAAAAGTTTGACGCCAAAGAGCATCGGCGCTAGGTTCCGCCGCATGAAGACCACCACCAAGATCCAAGCTCGGCTCGCCCCCGAGCTACGTCGTCGGCTGAGGCGCGCTTGCGCCGATTCCGACCTGACCATTCAGCAGGCCGTCGAGGCCGCGCTGGTAGCATGGCTTGCGAGCCGGGAGGCGACGTCATGAGGCGCGCGATCGGCTGGCTCATGCTTGACGCCGCGCTCGTCGGGCTCGCCATCGGCGCCGTCGTCGGCACCACCATCGTCGGCGGCATCGTCGGCCTCGCACAGCGGGTGTCGCCATGAGCTTTGATTTCAACCAAAAGGATCTATTTTGTCCACGCTGCGAGCGAGCCGGCGGCTTGGGGTGGGATTTGCAGGAGCGTTATTCGCTAACGCTGCAGAATGGCGAGAAGGCTTGTTTCACAGAGCGTGTGTTGTTCTGTTGCCTTTGCGGCACGTACGTAGGCCCGATCGCGCTGTTCCCGCATCGATCCACGGAAGCGCATTTTATCGTCGATGTGCGGCATCCTGTTTCGGATGGCGTTTCCGAGCCGCTGCCGGCGGATCTGCTCGCGGACGCTCCTGCGGAGCCCGTCGAGGCGGACGCGCGGGCCGAGGCTGAGCGCCAGCAGCGCCAGTACGCGCTGGACGCCGAGTGGATCGCCGACCGCTGGGATTCCATGCGGGACGACGAGGATCTGCTGGTGAGCATGGGCGCGCTGCGGATCTTCCTTCGCGATAGGCTCTTCGACGCGCTATCCGAGCCGCTGGTGACGCTCAGCGACGACAGCCCGAGCGATGGCCCGAGCGATAGCGAGGAGGACGAATGACCCGCTTGGATCACCCCGACGTCGAGCGCCGCACGTGGCGCGATGCCGTCGCTGAGTCAGTCGTCGCGTGCGCGCTGGTGGCCTGCGTGGGCCTTGTGCCGGTGCTGTGGCAACCGTCCGCGTCGGCCGATGCGGACGAAACCGCAGCCGTCATGCTGGCCCGCACCTGTGTCTCCGAGCGCGGATGGGCCGTCGAGTCCAACGACTGCGCCGCTATCGCCGAGGTCGTGCGCCTGCGGATGCACCGCACCGGGGAGTCGTGGATCCAGGCGCTCGGCGAACTCAGCCCCAGGCTGCACGGTGACGCGCCCATCGGTCGCCCGTGGCTGCGTGGACTAGTGGACGAGGATCCGCCTCGAGGCTGGCGGGAGGCGCGGTGGGACCGCTATCGGGACGCTTGGCTGGCTACGCTGGCCGAGGCGCGCGAGCTGGTCGAATCCGAGCGGGCTGTCTGCGAGGAGCCGCCGACGTCATGGGGCTCGGCAGACGATGTGCGTCGGCGCGCAGCTCGAGGCGCACGCTGGGTCGAGGTGGACTGCGGGAGTACCCGCAACCGCTTCGGGAGGTGGGTGCGGTGAAGCTCGCCGGAATCGACCCGCTTCCGTCGGAACCAGTGATGCGCGCTCGAGCGTCGAGCGCCTGGTACACGCCTCGACATGCTGCGGCCGTCCTAGGGCGCATGGCTGAGTGCGCATGGCTGAGCGCACCTGGGGCGTGCGGGGCGCGTCCGTGGCGCGTCCTAGAGCCCGCCGCGGGCACAGGGGCGCTCCTCGAGGCGCTGGCCGAGGACGGTCTTGCTTCGCCAGAGACCGCCGTCGATGCCGTCGAGCTTGACGAGCGCGTGGCGTCCTCGCTATCCGTGCGAGCTTGGCCGATGAATGTCCGCGTCGAATGCGCGGACTACCTCGCGCGGCCTGCGCCGGCGCGGCCATACGATCTCGCGATCATGAACCCGCCATACGAGGGAGGGCTGGACAGCCTCTTCATGTCGAAGGCCATGGACGAAAGCCTGCGGGTCATCGCTTTGGTCAGGCTGGCGCTGCTTGAGAGCCAGCGGAGCTATCAGCGCATCTGGTCGCGCATCGGCAGCTCGGAGGGCTGGCGTATGGTCGAAATGCGGCCCTTCGTTCAGCGCCCGCTCTTCGTCTCGCCAGGAATGAAATCGTCGCACGGGAAGACGGCATTCATGGCGATCAAACTGTCACGAGTTTCAGACGCAACAAACACGTACATCAACTGGTATCAGGAGGAGTGACGATGGCAATGGAAGGCATGAATCGGGTTCAGCTCATCGGGAACATCGGCCGCGACTTGGAGTTGCGTAAGACCAAGAGCGGATCGGCGGTGCTCAAGCTCAGCATCGCCACGACCGAGCGGCAGAAGAAGGGCGAGGAGTGGGTGGATCACACGGAATGGCACACGGCCGTCCTGTGGGGCAAGCGGGCCGAAGTCATCGCGGGCATCGCATCCAAGGGCACGCGCGTGTTCCTCGAGGGCAACCTGCGGACGAATAGCTGGGAAAAGGACGGCATCAAGCGGTACACGACCGAAATCTCGGTGACGTCGATTCACATCATGGGCGGACGTCCCGGCGGTCAGCAGTCGCTCCCGGCCACGCAGCCGGCCAGCTCGGCGCGCTCTTCGCGCAACGATGAGCCCGAGCATGGCTGGGACGACGTACCGTTCTGATCGCGTCATCCATTGGCGCGAGGGCATGCTTCGCTCTGCATGTGGGTTGACGACTGAGCGACACACTCGGTCTCGGCCCACATGCGGGCTATGCCTGCGATGGCTGCGTCGTAGCGGACACGACGTTGAGCCTAAACAACCGTCGCCGCTCGACTGGATACGCATCGCGATGGTGCTGGATCGGTGGCGCGCTCGCTACTACAACGCGCGATTCCGCGTGCCAACGGAGTCTGCGTGGCGCCAGATGGCGATGGTGCTGGACGAATGGAGGGCGCGGCATGTGGACGACGAAACCTCATGTGTGGGTCCGTCGAGGCACGACCTCGATCGGTGATCCGCTCATCGAATGCGAGCGATGCTACATCCGGCGCGGCTGGCCTGGCGAGTCGTCGCCGTGTGAATCGGTGCTGAAATCGGCCTCAGAGTATCGAGCCGAATGGCGCGCAAAATCGCGCAAGCGGTACGAAAGGAAACGCAAGTGAAGCGACACGACTGGAACCCATCAGGACGAGACTCGGACGGCAACAAGCGCCAGCGATGCCGCGTCTGCGGGATGCTGGACTCGTGGGCCGGCGCCAAGCTCACGTGCGGCGGACTGGCCTACCAGGCCGCTCGTCACTCAGGCACGGCCAAGCGCAAGCGGCAGCGCGAGCTGAAGGCGAGGTACCCGTGGCTGTGAGCCCGTATGCGCGCCGACACGCTGACTGGCGCATCGAGGACGGCATCGCGCGCTGCCAGCGGTGCTACGTGCCGCGTGACTCCGTGGCTGTCAGCTATCCATGCGGCTCGGGCTTCGCGATGGAGGCGCAAGCTCAGGTCGAAGAGCACCACGGCCGGCACGTGACTGCAGCCGTGTGGCGCGCTCGAGCAGCGTGCACGCGAGGTCGTCGATGACTCGCTTGACACCTAACGCAAAGCGTGGCACGGGGAACGCTATGCGTAACGTTATGGTCCGACTGGACGACAAACACGTGGAGCAAGCTCGCCAGACTGCGGCGCGGATGAGTAAGGAGCTGGACCTCAAGGTGTCCGTTTCTGACGTCATTCGGATCGCGCTGACTCGGTATCTGAGCGAGGCCGGCAAGTGAGGATTCGGACCATCAAGCCCGAGTGGTTGAGTTCGCAGAAGTTGGCGAGTTCATCAGACGCCGCTCGCGTGTTGTCAGTCGCGCTCATACTCATGTCCGATGACTACGGAAGGGGCCGTGGTTCTCTCGCTGAGATTGCCATGCAGGTATGGCGCTATGACATGACTCGCGACGATGGCGCGAAAGCTCGCGAGACACTCGCGAAAGTTCGCGAGACTCTCGAAGAACTTTCCGCAACGGGTTTCGTGCGCGTCTATCAAGTCAATGGAGACGACTTCTTTGAGCTTCCTGGGTGGGCATCGCACCAGCGGGTAGATAAGCCTGGAAAGTCAAAGATTCCGGAGAGTTATCAGGATCACAAGAATATTCGCGAGACTGTCGCGAAAAATACCGTCACCCTCGCGACGGATCAGGGATCAGGGATCAGGGATCAGGGAAAGGACCAAGGAGAGGATCAGGGAGAGGGCGCTTCTGCTTCTGCTGCGTCGGACGCGGATGCTGCCGCCAAGGCCGAGGAGGAGGCAGCCAAGCGCGCCGCTGCCCTCCGGTACCGCAAGCTCGTCACGCTGGGATGGAAGACGGCTAGCGATGCAATGAAGGCAAGCGGGCATGGGGGTAGCTGGCTGATGAAGAACGAACAGAATGAGTGTTGGCCTATGCTAGCCGAATGGGCCTTACGCACCGAGCGCGCGCGAGCGGATATCGGGCAGACTGTATCTGCCGAGGACGCGATTGGTGAGGCGGTGCAGGAGTGGGTATCTAGCGGCTTCGCAACCGGCAGCGGGTGGAATCCAGAAAACTTTTGTAAATCCCCCGACAGGTACTTCCTGAAAGACGGAATCAAGGCTCGCGAGGCATGGGAGAAACGGGCGGGCCTCAAATGACGATGCCGACCTTCGATGAGCAGCTCGAGCTGTCGGCGCTGTCGCTGTGCCTGGACCTGCCCGAGTTTTTGTATACGGGGCCGAGCACGGACCATTTCGCGGTGCACCACATCCGCACGGCTCACGCCACGCTGTGTGAGATGCGCCGACGCGGGGATCGCATAGATGACATCACGCTTCGCGATGAGCTGATGCGTCGAGGCGTCTCCCAGGCTGCGGGGTTGGCGCTGCTGCAAGCGGCTCGAGAAGCCCCCAAGCGCGGGCAAGCCAGCGTGGTGTCGATGATGCGGAAGCTGTATGAGCGCCGCACCGTGGCCGAGCTGGCAGCGCAAGGGCAAGCACAAGCTATCGAAGGGAACCTCGATGAAGCTAGGGCGTTGCTTGCCAAGGCGGCGTTCTCCGAGACCGGGGATCTGCGAGCGTACACGCTGGCCGATGCGATGGAGGCTGCTGCCGTCGTATGGGATCAAGCGGAGCGCAGCCGTGCCGGCGAAGGCCGATCGAAGTTCGTTCCGCTTGGCCTGTGCCCGACGATAGACTCGCTGGTGATGGTGGGTCCCGGCGACACGGTGATCATCGGCGCGGAGACTTCCGTGGGCAAATCCTCCTCGACGATGACATGCCTGCTGAAGCACCAGCAAAAGCAGATTCATGCGGGCCTAGTGACGGTGGAAGATCCTCGAGAGGATTGGGGGGCAAAGGCCGCTGGCTACTACGGCAAGATCGACACGCAGCCGTTCTGGTCAGGACAAGTTGCGGGGCTGCATCAGGTGGCTAGCAGCATCGCCGAGGCGGCAAAAGAGGTGCAATACGTCCGCATCGTCGATGTGCCTTCCGGCGCATTGTCGGACGTACTGCGAGCCATGACAGCGCTCGTGAAAAGCCACGGTGCACGCATCCTGTTCGTGGACTATCTGCAGGCCATCCGTGCGCCTGAGTCGCTGGCTACGGCCAGCACGAAGGCTCAGACGGATCACGTGTACCAAACGCTCCAGGCGACCGCGCGCATGCTCGAGGTGCCGCTGGTTATCACGAGCCAGCTCAGCCGCGGCGACAGCGAGCACGGTGCAGAGCCGAGCATCAAGCGGCTTAAGGAATCGGGCAACCTGGAGAACGGGGCTCAGATTGTTCTGATGCTGTGGTGCGAGGACGAGGAAAACATCATCATCTGCGGCAAGGCAGCGAAGATGAAGCGCGTGCGTAGCCGTCCCAGGTGGTCGATGCGGCGCGGCAATGGAGGCGTTCTGGTGGAGCTTGAGGGCTACCAGGTGCCACCGCAGAAGCGTGCGGGCCGTGGGCGAGACTAAGCCCATCGGCATCGGCCTAGAGGCTACCCAGCTCGACCATGGCGTCAGAGCGATTCGATGCGACGGCCGCGTCATCGGCTACCTGTTCTACACGTGGGCGAGTCCGAGCCTGCGCTCGTGGTGCGACGAGGTCGGGATAGACTGCCGAGATGTTCGCCGATTCGCAGATGATGTGTTCGGCATGGAGCCGCCTGCGCCGCTGTTGCCGCACGAAACTACTGAGCCATGGGAGGGTCCGCATCGGACAGACATGGAGAGTGCCGAGCTGCTAGAGCGCGTCGAGTGTCAGCTCAGAAGCTTGGAATGAGAAAGGCTACGAAACGTGGATCGCCGCCCATGCCGGTTGACGAACCGGCGCACCGCAGTCCGCTCGTGATGTTGAGTCGCGAGGCTGTCATCCTCGAGGTGGCCGGCTATCCGCCGTGGCTGGCCGAGCGTGTTGAGCGCATCGGCATCGCAGACGGCGGACGGTTCGCGCGGATCTATTTGAAGCAGGCGACATCATGAAATACCTGTCCGTATGCAGCGGCATTGAGGCCGCATCGGTCGCATGGCACCCGCTTGGCTGGGAGCCCGTCGCGTTCTCCGAGATCGACCCGTTCGCGAGCGCGTTGCTCGCCCAGCGTTTTCCGCATGTACCCAATCTTGGGAGCATGGAGGGTTATCGTGAGTGGGATGTCCCAGCTTTCGATCTGTTGGTCGGAGGAACACCCTGTCAGTCCTTCTCCGTCGCCGGCCTCCGCAAAGGGCTCGACGACCCACGAGGCAACCTCGCCCTCGTCTATCTCGGAATTCTTGACAAGTTCCGGCCTCGCTGGTGCGTCTGGGAAAACGTGCCCGGTGTCCTGTCCAGCAGCGGAGGACGGGACTTTGGTGCCTTCCTTGGGGGGCTGGCGAAGCTCGGGTACGGGTTCGCCTACCGAGTGCTGGACGCTCAGTACGTCCGAGTGGAATCACACCCTTGGGCCGTCCCGCAGCGAAGGCGTCGTGTCTTCGTTGTCGGACATTCTGGAGGCGACTGGCGAAGTGCCGCAGAGGTTCTTCTTGAGCCCGAAGGCGTGCGCGGGGATCCTCCGACGCGCCGCCAAGCGCGGCAAGAAGCTCCCCGAGGCGCTCGAGGCGGCGCTACAGGCGGCGGCATCGCGGGCACCGTAGCGGCCAAGTGGGCCAAGGGCACGGGCGGGCCGGCGGGCGACGAGGCGCACAACCTCGTGCCCTCCTTCGTCTGGCCCGTCGAGGTTGCGGACCCGATCACAGCCAACGAAGGCGCGACGTACACGCACGAGGGCTCGAACTTCCGGCTGCACAACGTCGTGCCGAGCGAACGAGTAGAGCCGCTGCCGTTCGACACCACGCAGGTCACGAGTCGGCTCAACCGCTCAGCTCCGAAGCATGGCGATCCTTGTCACCCGCTTGCGCGCGGTGGGCACGCTCCTGCGATTGCAGAAACGATGGCGGTACGCCGGCTGACGCCGCGCGAGTGCGAGCGGCTGCAAGGCTTCGCCGACGACTGGACGGCCATCACCTACCGGGGCAAGCCCGCGGCGGACGGCCCGCGGTACAAGGCGCTGGGCAACAGCATGGCGGTCAACGTCATGCGGTGGATCGGAGAGAGGATTGCGATAAAATGCTGTTGAGCTGGACCGTATACGGACCTCCCGTACCCAAGGGACGCCCACGGCTGACACGCGGAGGCCATGCGTTCACGCCAGGACGAACCAAGGCATATGAACGCCGCGTTGCGCTGATGGCTTTACAGGCCGTCTGCGGACTGCCTTCAGGCCGCCCGTCATGGCCGACCGAAGCGTGGTACTCGGTGTGCCTGGATATCCACACGCCCGACCGGCGCATACCCGATGTGGACAACGTCGCAAAAGCCATCATCGACGGCGCACAAGGCGTGCTGTGGGAAAACGACCGGCGCGTGATCCGCATCATCGCTGAGCTAAAGACCGTTTGCAGCGTCGAGCCGAGGGTCGATGTGTCCGTGTTGGTCATCGATGCGCCGACCGGATGGGAGCACCAGCGTAGCCGCCAACGGCGGTCCCGAGGTACACTAGAACATGGCTAAGACGACAACGCCTAAGACGACTAACGTGCGAACTCGACCGGGTGTGTCCGAGGAGACCTTGGCCGCATTCGTGGCGCTGTGCGAGCGCCACACGATGCGGTCCGCGTGGGCACGTCTTAGGGAAGCCGGACACATCGTCTCGTGGGATGCCATCGAGAACGCATGCCGCAAGAGCCCCGAGTGGGACGAGCGCCGCAAGGCCGCGACGGCGCTGCGTGTGGCTCGTCTAGAGAGCCAGCTCGAGGAGCTGCCCATGCGCCTTGCGGACGGCACGCTGTCGGAGCGCGGGTACGCCGTCG